CTTTGAGCCACCAGGTAGTCACACCTGATGTAATATAACTATAAGCCTTCTTCCGCGTGGAGTGAACTTTCACACGAAGAAGCACCGAACATGTGACCTAGACTAAGCAATCTTTGACTTAGAAAGGACTGAGCAGCGGTCGCTGTCTCAAGACCTAGGCACATCACCAGGATAGGAATCATTATTTTCGTCCTGGGTCGCACTGTCATTCCTATGAAGTGTGATCTCTCAAGAACTGAATCAAGCAAAGGATTCAGCCGGAGCCCGCAACATTACTTGCAGCCGCCCGTTTCCAAAGTCACACACTATATCTAAGAAAGAGATAAGTGACATGTCGGAGGTTAGTCTGTCGATTTTACCAGATCTAACAATTTGCGCCCTCTTTAGAGAAAAGAGTATTACATTAATCTTTAGGCGCTGACGTTCAACAGGAGTTTAGATGGACGTCCCAGACTGAGCGAAATTCGCGATACCCAATGAAATTGTAGTATCGGAAACGGTGACGATAAACGTCTGACCAATCGCCGCTGATAAGGGTCCTGATACCATATAGGAAGTGGCACCAGCGTTTACCACCTGTGTGGTGATAGACGAAGTAGCTGTACCAGTGAAAGTAGAGGTCGAAAGACCAGTTCCATCTACAATCAAGGTTACTAGACCCTGCCATGGTTGTGAGAACGTCCAAGTGGTAACGCTTGTCGTTGAACCAGTCGAACCCACGGCAGCCGGAAGATTACCGGCTATAGTCTGAGCAAAGGGAGCAGTATTAACTGTCCCTTGGAAATTACCCCAGATAGACTCACCTTGCCCGGCTATGCCGAGCTGAGGAGTCATCAGCCTTATGCGGTATTCCACATAGAGCTCTCCAATAATGTTTGTGTTGGCCTGACCAATCGTACAAACATTTAGGTTACCAACGTCATACATCTTAACATCAGCGTTGGCAGGAACTGCTCCACGCCTGACGAAATAGGACTTCTGTTTATTCAAGTCCTCCGAGAGAGATGTAAGTTGACAATTTGACCAAGCAGGTGACCTAACCGAGGATCGGTAGGCCATTGCCTGTGTCTTGCTGGTAGGTGCCGCGTCTGACGCATCGTAATCGAGTGCGAGAAGCGCAGTACCGGTAGCTGAGGTTGCAGATTCAGTCTCAAAGTCAAACTTTAAAGCTTCGAACTTATAAGACTCAAACCGCTGAGCTACACCTGACAACCAAGGGAAAAGCCCTGGAAGTCCTGGATTAACAGAGTTCTGGGTAGCTGAGAACGCTACAGAACCGGGTACATCTAAAATGTACTCGCGATGGGATACAATGAGATCACCATTCGCTAATCCACGTTGGAGGGGATCATTTGTCCGTCTCACCTTTCCTAAGGACACGGGAGCTGCCACACTCTGGCTAAGATCGGGTGTTACAGGAAAGGCAAATCCCTGAGATTGCCCACGAAAACGAGGTGGGTTAGGGATTCTTCGTCCGACCGGATTTAACTTAGGTCGTTTCGAAAGTAACTCCTTCAACATTGTTTGTTGAAGCGTCAAAGGTCCAATGACCTTCTTCTTCCTATTCGTACGGCGGGAAGGGGCACTATTGCGCAACTGATTCAAGTTCATGTATGGGATCCGGCTGAACAAACCGGACTGTACATCTCATTTAACAGAAAGCTTGCGAAGCTCAAGTATGCCCACTAAGTGGAACATATTACTGTTCATCCGTGCAGTCTCTCGGCATTCAAACAGAAACATTGTTTTGAATCGACATGACGCCCTTTACGGCCGTGACACATCGGTATCGTATCAAGTTCTCTTCGTTAGCACGGAAGTATTAAGTCACTGGGCTGGCCCCTCCAACAGACGCACAATCGCGTGAGGAAGGCAGTACTCCTATGACACCGTTTTGGATGATTTACAAAACGAGACCCCATGGCTAAGTTTAACGTCTTTCCAGGACCCACCGCGTCTTCGCGAACCCCTGCAAAGTTCAAAACTACGGTGACATGAACCCCCTTTAGAGGTTAAGGTTATCGGACATGATTCTTATTCGGTACAGAGGTAATAAACCCTGTATGCTTAAAGATATCGAATAAACCAATTCGCCATTCAGGACAAAGTTTTTGACATTTTGTCAGATCTACTTGAACATCAATATTCATCGCCATTCCCTTTTGAAACCAGGGTACAGGCGGGACCTCAAGAACTTCTTCCGGTTCATAACCAAGAATAGGTCTCTGAGTATTGATTATCTCACCGTTATTGATTTCACGGTCTATGAGATAGGATGCATACAATTGAGGTAAGCGGAGGGTATCAGATTCAAACCCTGCCGGCTTCGTTATTCCGAGGCCACCAAGGGACACCGGTAGGAAAAGGTCCTTCTGAAAGGATCGCCTCACCTTAACTCCGTGCTTATTAAAGGCACGAGCAACTATTACCTCCTTCTTCAGTTCATCAGCATGTATCTTAAGATACATTTTAAGGATCTGTGCTGAATCCCTAAAGCATCCGTTAAGTACCTCATTGGCACACGCAGCAACTCCACTAGTACTATGATGATCATCTGCACAATCTATGCCAGGTGTCGTACTACGGCAGTCGTCGGAAACATTTCGGTTTTGAACCTTATGTTGACCGAAAAGTAGACCTACATTAAGAAAGTCTATTCTGCGAACCCAGGACTTCTGTCTGCGTAAATCGCAATGACAGGCAACAGAATTAATGTTGAGATATGTGTGGTGCTCATAAGCTTTACCCACACTCATATCAAGTCCTACCTTTTTGGAGAGCTCCCTGTGAAGTCGAAACGTTCCTTCAGGTGCAGCATATAACATATCATCGCCATTTACAAGAACATGGTTCATAATATCGTGATATGAAAAGCTAGGTTGGATCATATCCATTACCAAGCAATACACTCCAAAATTAGCCAGACACAAGATAGGGAAAGATAGGATAGAACCCATCAATTGCCCTCGTGTCATACGGCCCCGGAATTCAATACCTCCCTTTACTGGATAGTAGAGGTCATGAGCACCCAAAACCTTTGATAAAAGGTTACGAGTTGGTTCCGGAAGGTTACAAATAATCTGTTCAAAGATCTTTCCAGAGTATTTGTAGGATAGGTTGTCTGTAGCAGCGCTATAATCAATAGACAACCAGCGCCAATTGTTTTTTGCCTTCACCCTAAGGGGAAGGACATCACTTTGTTCAAACGGTCTCCCAATGAGACGGAACGGCGCAAGGTCACGTAATGAGCTATGCATAGCCTTTTGGAAAGGTTTACTTTTATAATATTCTATGCTCATTCCCTTACTTATCACACGAACTTTATTAGGTTCGAGGACTGCTTGAATAGTCGCAGACAATGTCTCCTTGCCGGAGTCCATGTTAAGTAATTTAGACCAATTTTCACGACCTACAGGTTCATATGTTTCAAGAACCGTCCCACCATACCGATGTTGGTTGGGGTCCTCGCTAGAGAAAGGTTTTCTCGCGAGACGGTAGGGAGCTGAGGAGACATAAGGTCTCCAGCTCATGCTGACTAGTTCTGGAGAACGAATCTCCAGAGACTCCTCGGTCCGTTTAACTCTTTTAGAGTCCTTCGAAACGAGACCAAGGTCTTTGAGTGCATCGAAACATTCCTGCTCGTGTACTTCATCGACGTAGGCTTCAGCAAGACGACAAAGATGTCCTTGCTGGCCCCCTTCAGAGCGTTTTGACTCGAAGGCAGCATTCGTAGACGGTTGTGCTTCTCTAAAGTCACAACCTTCGGCAAAGCAGCGCTCAACAGCAACTGAAACTTTCCGAACTACCTCTCTAAAGACAGGTAGGTCTAAGATCTTTTTGATGGTTTCTTCATCACCATCATCCGGTTTTGTTAGCGTCGCAAGATGCTTCGCGTAAGTCTTCTCTACGAAGTCATCCGAAACCGGAAGGGTAGCTCGTTTGGTTTGGAACCACGTGTACCATAAGTGGGTGTTTGAAGCATTAAAGACTCTCAAACGGGTCATCATCCACTTCTTCAAAAGCTTAGAGGGTTGGAAGCGATTCATTACTTCCCCCCCCGGAGCTTCGGGTAATTCATTCTTCAAGTAAAAAGCCTTTGGGTAGGTTAACAGGTCTTTACAGGCCGTTAGCCATTGCTCGTCACTTTTTCGCATATTGAGGTAATTTGATACCTGGTCCGCGAGCTGTCCTCTGACATGTTCTCTCGCTTTGTGGTGTTTTAGTACAACTAATAACCCACGGACCAATGCCCGCGTACGCTGTTTAATGGAAACAGGTACAACCTGACCAGTATTTTCCTGGTCATGACAGTCGGTTCTTTCTTTACCCCGACTTCGAGGTGCATCTACCACACCGGTAGAGCTGTGACTCGTCCTTAATGGGCCTCCTTTCTTACGAGAAGGGTGGACAAGATTTCGAGCCGAAGACAT